CTCCGACCTGTTTGATCCTGCCGTCGTTATAAAGCACGCGCCCTGTGTAAGAGCACGCAGCCGAAGGATAGACGTGCCACCCGCAAAAGCTCCGGATCCGATCGGAAACCGCCTTGATGCCTGGAGCTACCCGAGAATCATCCCAATATTTGTTTGCGGTCAGCGCGTGAAACTCTGCATCCGTCAGAACCTCCGGCAGGCTGTTGATGTCCGTCAGGATATAATCCCGGAATGCTACGCTCATTTCTTCTCCGCCTTCCTCTTTTTGTTCGCCGGCTTCACCGCTTTATTTGCCAAAGGCTCTGCAGCCTTTTTCTCGGTTTCCGGCTTGACCTCGACAGCACCAGCAGGCTGTTGTCCTTCTTCGTACTGATAGATGTTATTGCCGATTTTGTAATTTTTCAGCATTGAGTGTTCACCGCCTTTCGAAAAAAGCGGAAGGCAATGAAGCCCTCCGCCCTGTGTGATTGGATTTATGCTGTGTAAACTTTAGCGAATGCGCCAGGAACACGAACAGCTTCAAGGATTCTCTCCTCGATGCGGACTGTGATCATGTTCTTAACGAAGTCATCTTCGTTCTGGTTAGCAACTTCAACACGGAAGCCTTCGTCCTGTTTGGAAACAAGGGAAGCACCATCTTTGAATGCGCCTACGATTGCTGTACCAGCTGTGATCTTGCTGGATGCAACAACTTTCATGCCCCAGATCGGAAGGTATGCGCCATAAGCTCCGTTGCCGTACGGTGCGTATGCCGGACCGCCCATCAGATACTGACCACTGTTGCCTCCGTCCTTTGCAAGGAGAAGAGTCTGAAGGTCAGCCGGGTTGATTACAACAGCATCAGGCTCGAAGCCGGTGTCTGCTAATACAGCCATTTTAGCTTTGAGAAGGTTGTCAAAGCTGATTCCGGAATTAACGGACACATTGATTCCGCTTGTGCCGAGGATAGTGCTGATCAGGTATGCTTCGATTGCATCTTTGACAGCTTTAATACCACGGCCACGAACTACGCTTTCAAGGTACGGAGCATCGTTTAAGAGTTCGTCAGTCTCTTTGAGGTGAGCTGCGATCTTCTTCAGGCTCTCTGTTTTTGCGGTGTATGTCGGATGGATCTGCGGTTTTTCAGCACCTTCTTCTGTGATAGCTGCTGCACCTTCAACTGCTCCCATTACGAAGTAAGTAAGAGCATTTCCGCTGATTGCTTCAACGCTTAAGAGGTCTCTTACGCCAAGTCTGTCATCAGCAACCGGGATGATCTGGCTGACTGCCGGGATAGTCGGAGCGACAACCGGATCCGTTGCTGCTTTAATGCTTGTACTTACAACGCCTCTGTTAGATTTTAAGTAGTCAAGGTCGAGTGATTTTAATCCTTCTGTGTTCATTTCTGTTTCTCCTTCTGCCGGAGCTTCTTCCGGCGTGCCAATTTTACCCAGGAGTTCCTTTGCCTTTGCTGCATTCTCCTGGATCGCTTCAATTTCTTCTGTCAGGTCACTGATTGCCTGTGCCAGAACTTCGCCTTCTTCGATTGCTTTCTCGTCTTCTGCTTCAATGTCAGACTTCAAAGCAATGAGAGCGGCTTTCTTTTCCTCCAGCTCACACTGGAGCTCTTTAATGTTCTTCATTTTGGCTCTCCTTTGTTGAGAATTTTTCGATTGTTTCAAGAAGCGCAGACTTTGCCGGATTGACCTCTTTTGGTTCCTCTGCTGTCGCGTCAGCATTGACCTCGATCGGTTCCTCTCCGTCCTTCTGTTCTTCTGTATCATCAAGCTGACCGAGCACTTCCCTGATCAGCGTGATTGCTTGTTCTAATTTATCGGCATCCGCCTTGCTGTTTCGTTTGCCTGCTTTGACTGATACCATTTCCGCAAGCGGCTGCGCCGGTGTTGGCGTAATGGTGATTTCCATAAGCGAAACGGACTCCAATACCTGTTTGATATTTGGGTCTGCTGCTTTTTCGCTTTCATCCGGCTTGCGAGCCGAATCAATAGCATACGCGTACGAAAACTGATACACTGAACCTTCCTTCATCAGGTTTCTTGCCGCCTGTGCTTTCGGCGTGTCATAAAAATGAGCCGTCATAAGCGGCCCATACTCGTCATCTTCAATTTTGTCTACTTGTCCGATTATCAGTTCCGGATCGTCCATGTTATGATTCCAGACAAGTGGAATGTGTTTTCCCTTTTCTTCCCACGCTTTGATCGTTTTCGTAAAGCATCCGGGTGCCACACAATCACCGTATGAATCGGCAACAGGCTGATATGTGCTAAAATAACCTGTCAGCTCGCCCGTATCTGATACGGACTTAATGTCAAATTGCTTTGTCTTGTACAACATGATGATTCCTCCTATAAGGTTCAATTTTTTCTCTGGTTTCAACATCGGCGAACCGCCACATATAACCTGCCGACTTGCCTCTATGTCCATGGCAGACCTCTGAAATGTTGCGGATTCCGAGCTCCTTTTCTGCAACAGATATACCCCTCCACTGACGAATAAATCTTCCGTCAAGGTCGTATTGGTTTATGGCTCTGGAAACGTCACTGATAACAACAGCTTGAATGTTTTCTGTGCCAGAAACTTCGTCCGAATAACGCCACATAAAACCGCCTGCAGTCTTGCGTCCATATGTATTATTGCAAGCAGAACCGATGCCGATGTTCCCAAGCTCTCGCTTTGCATCTGCGATGCTTTTCCACTGGCGAATAAACCGCCCTGTCGTATCATATTGATTAACAGGTCTTGCTAGAATGTATCTTTTCTCTGGATGGTCTTTAAGATACTGAATCTGCTGTTGCCTATCAGCTTCAATTGCCTCTCTTGTGGAAAACTGTTTTTTCCCTTTTTCAGAATTCCATTTTTTCGTTTCTGGAAGCAAATGCCGCCTCTTCGCCGCAACGCTCATGTTTTCCTTTCCAGCCGTTGATATTGTAAAATTTCCATCTCCGCCGGAAGTTGCATTGTAGCCCTTTTCTTTGTTCGTTGTTTCCCACAATGCAATCAGCAATTGTTCCCACTGACAAGCCTCATCCTTGGTCAGATGCTTCAGCAACACCTCGTGGCTGAAATTATGCCATCCGTACTTTTTAATAGCGTTTCCAAAATATCCGCCGTAGCCATTCCCGTGATTCCATCGCCTTGTAGGTTTTTGGCAAGTAATCCCTACATACCTTTTGCCGTTCACCTTGTTTGTGTGAACGTAAACACAATATTTCTTTTCCATAACAACCCTCCATTGTTATCCTCAAAAAATAACGGCTCTGAAGCAGATGAGGTGTCTGTTTTCGTCCCGTCGGACTATCAGAGCCAATTATTAGCTCATCGTAATAATTACCTGTGTCGAACAATTGCATCCGCAGGACTCGTCTGCATCGAGGATGTCATCGCCCGGCCACATTGCTCCGTTTGAAAACGGCTCATCGATCGGGACGACCTCGCCGTCCATCATGGCATGGGATGGTCTCGGATTGTAACCTGTCACCCATTCCTTCTCGACTGTTTTGTTGATGCCCTGTGCTTCCGCCTGCTGTGGAGCCTCATGCGTTGCTGCCCAGCCTGCGACACCGATCGCAATCATCCGCCCGAAGCTGATGCTGTCGGCGTTCTGTCTGCGTTCCATGACCGCCTGCGGTGTCTGGTCTTCGGATGTCCAGGCATCTTCCAGTTTGCTGTAGGTCGATGCGTTGATTGCTGCAGCTCTTCCGAGTGCAAGTGCCCGCAGGTATTTTCGCGTGATCTGCGGATTGTATTTGCTTCCGATCGCCTTTGCGACCTCTTTGCCATGTGCATCCGCAACGTCATTGATCACCGGCTCAAGGTCATCCGCCAGTTCTTCGTTCCATCGGTCCTCATCCCACCAGGATGTCGCTTTTGCTCCGATCTTCGGAAGCACCGAATCTGCCTGACGTTTCCAGAACCGCTTCAGGACCTCCGCCATGCGCTCATCCTCTTCCTTACTGGAGCGCGCCTTGATCCTCACCGGCTCCGACTTGCAGGAAGCACATCC